ACAGAAGACCAGGGTTAGGTTGGATTAGATAACTAAAAAATAAAACATGGCTACAAGGGGACGCAAGAAAGACATGGTTAAACAGAAGATATACGAAGAAAAATTTCGTAAGTATCTAATCAAAAAAGAAAAACAAATAAAGAAGTTGAGCAATGAAAATTAACGCAGAAGGTTACGCACTAATAAAGAAGTTTGAAGGTTGTCGATTGAAGGCGTATAAGTGTCCTGCTAACGTGTGGACGATTGGTTTCGGAAATACTTTCTACGAGAACGGCGACCGCGTGAAAGACGGCGACGTAATCACGCAACAACGCGCAGACGAACTAGCGAAGTTTATAATCGACCAGTTCGCCGTTTCGATTGCTCCGTTCATTTTGAAACCGCTCAACGAGAACCAATTTAGTGCGTGCGTTTCACTAGCGTACAACATCGGAACGGGTGGGTTCAAACGTTCGTCGGTATTCAAGAAACTAAACGTGAACCCAACAGACCCAACAATAGCTAATTCATTTCGTTTGTGGAACAAGGGCGGCGGTGTTGTGTTGAAGGGTTTGGTTCGTCGTCGTGAAGCTGAAATACAATTATATTTTAAAGCATAACGACAATTATATTTTAAGACATGAACGCAGAAAACGAGATTCAATTGATACACGAAGAGCTTCAAAATATGAATAAGAAAATCGACCGTATTTATCACGTGTTGATTGGTGACGACGAAATGAAAATTGAAGGTCTTGTAAGTAAGGTGCAGAAGCACGACAAGTACATAAGCAACCAACGTTTACAGGTTGCGCGTTTGGGTGGTATTGCAACCGCCGCAGGTGTCGTTGGTGGTTTAATTGTTCAACTAATTATAAAAATGATATGAAAGAGTGGTTTAATTTATTGCTTACATCAAGCACAAAAGTTTCAAGCAAACGCGTAATTGCAATATTTGTTTCAATCAATTTAATTGTCATTAGTTATATAGCTATTTTTAGTTCTTATGATTGTCCTATAGCTATGTTTGAAACTCTAGCGTTATTAAGTGGCGGTTTATTTGGCGGGACTGTGATTGAAAAGTTTACTAACAAAACAAAGAATGGCAAGACCACAGACAACAGCAAGACAAATAGCAACGGAAGTTTGTAGCAAATTTCCTGAAGCCCCGTCTCTTACTTTGGCAAAGAAGTTATTTGCTGAATATCCTGAAACTTACATAACACAAGAACACGCTCGTTCTTTTATTCGCGGTATTCGTGGTAAGCATGGAAAGAAAGAAAAAAAACTTACGGCGGACAAATCTTTGTTTGACGCAAAGCCGCGACCATTGAATCCATTTGTGCTTCCAAAGTCTTACGCAAAAAAACGTAGACATTGGGACGTTAAAGGAACAAAGTTTTTAATTCTTGCGGATATTCACATTCCATATCAAGATAACGAGGCGTTAACCGTTGCAATTCAAGAAGGTATTAATCAAGGGTGCGACGCCGTAATTTTACTCGGGGATGCGTTAGACTGCCACATGATTTCAGATTTTGTTAAAGACCCCCGCAAAAGAAAATTTAAAGATGAGCTATATGCAATGCGCCAATTTGTAAGCACATTACGAGATCAATTTCCAACGGCTTATATTTATTATAAAGAGGGCAATCACGAAGAACGTTATTATCGTTTTATGCGAGTGAAAGCACCCGAACTATTAGACATCGATGCGTTAGAATTTTCTTCACTTTGTCATCTTGATAAACACAACATAACGTGGATTGATGGAAAGAGCAAATTAAACATTGGCAAACTTTCAATCTTTCATGGTCACGAATTTGGCAAGCAATTCCTTCCATCTGTTAACGTAGCTCGCGGGTTATTTATGAAAACAAAAGTTTCTTCATTGTGCGGCCATCACCATCAAACAGCTGAACATAGCGAGCGTGATGCAAACGGAAAATTTATTACTTGCTTTGGAGTGGGTTGTCTTTCAGAACTTTCCCCGGATTATAATCCTTATTCAAAATACAATCACGGTTTTTGTATTGTGACGAAAGGAAAAAATGGTTACTTTAGCGTACATAATTATCGTGTCCACGAAGGGCAAATTTTATAACCTAAAAAATCAATCATGATAATCACAACAATTTTTTTATTCAGCGCGCTAGTTAGCGTGTTGTGGGTTCGGGGCATTGACAAGATGGCTAGCGAACACCCAGACTACGACGGAACTGACTTTATCTAAACGCACAATGGACAAAAGAGAATACCAACCCGACGCACTTATTGTTATAATTGCAACAAGTGTTTTTTGGATGCTTGTTTGCCTTGCATTCTGGAACTTCAACCCAAAAATTCAAACGGAAATACAGATACAAAAACAAGACAGCATAATTTATTACAACAGCGGCGAATACGACCGCCTGTTGCAAGAAGAAATTGATTTATACGGAACATATCGACGCTATGAAGACGCTCAACTTACAGCCAAAACGACCTACCGCACTCGTCGTGATACTATTCTTGTTCTCGATACTATTCGTAAAACTGATATTGTCTATTTAATCAATTCATGCGACAGCGTTATTGCTTCCGATTCGTTGGTAATTGACAATTTACAGGAACAAATAAACATCAAGGACGAAAAGACGAACAACTTGCAAGAAGTCGTTGGTGCTTATGAACAAAAGACTAAGTTGTTAAGCGAACAAATTAACACTTTAGATGCTGATAAAAAGAAATTGGAGAAACAAAAAAAGCGCAGAAACCACGCTTTAGTTTTTAGTTCAAGTGTCGCTATTTTGTCGACTTTTGTTCTGTCAATTTTACTTTAGATTCTTCAACGTAAAACTTCATCGAGAACTGGATTGCTTCGCTTAGGAAAATGTTGCGACTATTTTCTCCTCGTTTTTCGTCTATCTCGTTCCAAAGGTCTTTGTGCAAGTAAACACAGATTCCTTTCTTAGTTTTGCTCTGCGCCATCTTCTTTGTTTTTAGTCATCATTGTTCCAATCATAAGCGCAAGATAGATTTTCTCTTTTGCGTTCAAGTCCTTTCGTTGAGAAAGTTCAAGGAGAATGTCGCCTAAAATCTTTCCTTGTTGAAAGTAGGTCGCTATTGAATTAACGATTTCGCGCTCACGATCGTATGTCATTTTGAGCGTTTCATAAAGTGGTATTGGTTTCATTCTTGTTCAGTTTTTTCATTTTCAGATTTGCAAAAAATGCTCGGAGCGGCTAATGACATTAGATATGATAATATCCAAAAATCTACATCTATCATTTTGCCTATTTCAGTTCTCGTAATAACTGAATATCCAAGTTCAATAAGAATGAAAACTGCAATAAAAATTCCAGCCCCCTTAAAAAATTTACTTACTATTTTATTCATTTTTTTATTTTGTTTGTGCTAATATAATGAAGCTATGCTAACCGACAACGTATTGTCCATAACTTGGATTGAGTTCGAAATACATACGCATCATGATAGCGTCGGCAACGTCTGGAGATATTCCTTCACGGTTCTTGATAACATCCTTTGGTGTGACCTGCAACTTACCGTCTACGTCTGCGCGATGTCGTTTAATCATTTCGAGCTCACGAACGATTTGTTCTTTGCGCGTACTGGATAGAATTGTGACTTTATTTTCTTCAACGTATTGCGCCAACTTATAGTAACATTCGCTTTTCAGATTTTGGTATTGCGGTTGCTTTGGTTTTGATCCGTTGACGAACCCGCGACATTTTAAGAAGTCAACCACACCACCACCAACACCATCTTCGTCGCACACTACGTCTTGCAATAAAATTGAGTGCTGTTGACAGGTTAATCGAACTTTGTTTACGACTTCATCCAACGCTGCACGATTCATTTCAATTATGTCAATGATAGTTAGACCTTCCCAAACGCAAATGATTGTCCTGTCCTTGCCAAAACGCGCGATGTCGGCTGTGATATATTTCTTTCCTTCATTGATTACTTCGTTGCGAAACATTCGAAGCAAGTTCTCCGTTTGAAATAGCTTGTCTGAATCGTCGTCGAACTCCCAGTTCCCTTCTAAAAGTCTTTTGCGGTCGTATTCAGGAAGGCGTCTAAGCGATTCGATGTAAGCAACAGGAAGAAACGGATTGTCCTGCGGTAACGCTTGCACAAATGCACGGTGTAAAGGAAGCTCCCCTCGATTATTTTTTAAATAAAATTCATTATACAACCAGCCTTTTGAAGGGTTGCAAGAAAGAAAACCTTTTGGAATAAGATTGTATTCATTTAATTTATATCGGCATCTTGAATGTACAATGTTAACGGCTTTTTCTGTGATCTCAGAAACTTCATCTAAAAAATAGTCTGTAATTTCAAGGCTTCCCATTTGGTCAAAGTTCGGATTTGAGGGATAGGCAAATAAATCTTTAAGAACTATTTCGCTGCCATTAAAAAACTTAATTATGTTAGACTGCCCATTAAAAGTATAATGCTTATTTGCAATTAAACCAAATTCCGCGGCTGTCTCAAAAAAAGTATTTAATGTTGTTTTTTTAAGTGTATCTAATTTGCTTCGCCCAATAAGCGATCTTGTACCTGGATACTTTAGTCGTCGCTGGATCTGCCACATACAACCAAATTTTGTTTTGCCTCCGCCTGCCGCGCCGCCGTATAATAATTGTTCAACAATATTATCTGTGTTCAAATAATTTAGCGCCTCTATTTGGCGCGGCAGGTAGTGTGGTCTGTA